TTTCTTGTAGATTCTCTATCAATTACTTTATGATAATATAATCTACCGTCCACGTACCATCTTCTAAAGATATCGTGACCTCTAGTATGGAAGTTCATTAATCTTAAAACTTCCTTAAATTCGTCTTCTATTTTTCTTCTGACATCTTTACCGAATGGTAAGAGTTCTAGGTTTAATCGTATTGCGTCTTTGAGTTCATTAGCAACAATTGACTCGTTGATAATATCCTCAATTGCCATATCGCACTCGGGATGTAATGCTATTTCTCTATAACGTCTGATAAGGTCTTGTTCCGTTTTGGACTGACCTTCCATATCCAAGTATTGACCATAATACCCACCAGCGGCGATGGTTTGTGTTCCATCATCCGCTTGTGGTTGTGTAAATGCTTGTTTTGGATCTTGAGGTTTTTTAACCCTTGTTATAGAAAATCCAAATAGTTCAGCCATAATTTATCTCCTTAAAACTTTCAATACTATTTATAATGAAAGATTAAGTAGTAGTGTTACTTTCAAAGTATTGGAACGCTAAAGCAATAGTTGTTTCTGATACCGTTGTTTTTGCTTCATAATCTAAAGGTATAGCATTGATACTCGTTGGAAATACACCTCTTAAAGTGTATTTCTTAATAGGGTTACCATTTCTATCCAATTGGTCAACAAATGCGTCAACTTGGTAGTCAACTGGATTTGTTAATCCTTCGTTATCAGTCATATTATTAATACCGTTCATCCATCTTTCAAATGCATTACGCAATTTGAAATTAGTATCATTTAGTACTTTGATAGTCCAATCCGCTATTGTTCTATCTCCAGCGATTTTTATTGCTCTTCCTCTAAAAGGAACTTCAACAGTCGTTATTGCCATACCAGGCAATTCAGCTGCTTGACATAAAAATGCTAGGTCTTCTATTTCTCCACCAAGCTGTGCGTAGCCAGGAAAGGGCATAACCACTTTATATTGGTTACTACGTGCCCCACCGCCAGACAGTTTAGCTTTGAAATCATTTATGTTTGCCATTGTTTTATTTCTCCCCTAAATTATCCTGCGACTTCTTCAAAAGAAACGCCAGTTCTTGTTGCCACAAATTGAAGTGAGATAAAATTGATACTTCTTGCTGGTTTTACAAATATTTCAGCAATAAATTCGTTTCTATCAATTACTTCACCTGTGTTGTTAGTTTCATCACAAACTACTAGGTAGTCTGTAATCCCTCTTCGTCCTTGTACTTCTCTTAAAAATGGTTCTACCATATTTCTAAATCCAGCTCTAGTGAATTCATCATTGAATTCAAACAGTTGAACTTTAGAAGCAGTTGATATTGCCTTTTCTAAAATGATAAACAATCTTCGTACATTGATTCTATCAAATGCACTAGGATTTTTTAATCCAGTTTTATCACCGAACAATACAGTTCCTTGTCCTGGGAACGTAGTCACAGGATTTACTCTTGCTCTGTATAATTCATCTCTTTGTGATTGAGTTGGATTAAATGCTAGTTTAACTGCACCTCTTACTACACCTCGGTTTAATCCTGCAGGTGAGTACCAAGCGTCTGCAACACTATCAGTTCTTGCTGATAATCCTGCCATATCGCCATTTAAAGGTACATATCTATAAACGTCATTATATCTATCGTACATATATTTGTAACCTGAATCAAAAAACACATAAGAAGATGAAGCAATTCCATTAAAGAAATTTACAACATTATCTTTTTGTGTTGCTGAGTTAGTTACATTAACTACATCACTTCTTTCAGGACTTGCAAAAACTACACAGTCTTTTCTGTTTTCAGCAATAGTAATTAAATTATCTATATGTGTTGAGTCACCAGCACCTGCAATGATTAATCCAACGTCTGTAGTTTCAGAGTCTTGGAATTTTTCATAAGCAGATTTAATTTGAGCAGTAGTTGCTGCTGAACCATCTGCACCATTTGATAATGATACATCACTTACAGAAGTTACATCTGTAAATGCAGTTCCAGCTGCCGCTGTGCCCCAATTGGATCCAGAAGCGTTGTGGTCCATCCAATAAACGTAGCTACTTGAATTGTAAATTACGTCTGAATAGTAATTAGTGTCACCTTGAGGTGATTTAGCGTCTGAAGCTTTTGATACTGCTTCAAATTTTTCTAAAACGTCCCCTTTAGTTCCAACTAATCCACCGTCTTCATCAATGATTGCAATATGCATTTCATCGCCACTTCCGCCTCTTGTTTGAGCGTAAGTAGATGTTCCTGGTGCTTTATTAAAAAGGTCATAATATCTCCATCTTCGTCTTACAGCAGGCGTTCCACTTATTGCCTTATGTAATCCAGAAGAATCAGAAGTACCAAAATAATTTGGTTCTTCTTTTCGTACAAATGACAAGTCGTTAGTTGATATACTAACAACTCTATATTCATATTCATCACCAAAATTAACTATATCTCCAGCACTTATTCCTGTAGCAGAAGCAACAGTTACAACTGTAGCACCAACGTTAGCCGCTGTTGCTGTTGTTTTATTGCTTTCTTCATAAGCCGTAGCAGAAGGACATTGAGAAACACTTAAATTATTTCCCCACGCACCCGCTGTTCTACTAGCCCACATTCCTACAGAAGCAGAACCGTCAGCATAGTTGTTTTGGTAATCAGTAGTATTCTTAATAACAAACGCACTACCACTTTCAGTTGCGTTTGAAACAGATGAATTCTGTACACGAACAATTTTCAGATTATTTGAATATTGTAAAAAGTTTGAAGCACTAAAATAACTCTCAAAATTAGAGCTATCTGGTTTCCCAAACGTTGATACCAATTCAGATTCACTACCGACACTTACTGCTTCATCAAGAGGTCCTTTACTGAATTGTCCAGCAAAAGCTCCAGAAGAAGAAGATACGGCAGGAATAATCCTTGTTAAATCTCTTTCCTGTACGAGAACACCTGGTGATACTTGAAATGCCATTAGGTTTTCTCCTTATAATTAGCTAATTAACTTCTCTATCTTCACGTATTCCGTATGTTTTCATACGACCATAGTCAAATTTCATAACTATGGATATTTATAATATGCTTAAATTAGAGCCCTTTTCTGACAACTGGATGCCAGACTGTTCCATACTCATCTACTTCTGATTTTTCCCATTCAGGTATACCATCATCTACAAAACCAAAAGGAGCCATATCTTGTTCTATTAGCTTCTCTTGTTCTTCATATAATTGTTGTCTAGCATTTGTATTAGTCATTTCTTTAAAGTAAGGTTGATTAGACAACCAACCAAATAATACAAGACAAGTCATTAAATCATCATTACATCCTTCTTCCGCTTGCCAAGAATTTCCTTTACGAGCATAAGTTGACATTTCTTCTATGATATTGAAATCATTAATAATAACTTTATCTCCTTCAATCAATGTCTTAATGTTAGAACAACCAACTTTTTTAATCTGTTTTGTCATACGAACACCAAAACCAGAACCTCTTCCACTATATCCTGCACCCAATATCTGACCTGCTCTTCCTCGTTGAGTAGTCATTAATAGATTAGGATATTCTAATTCATAGTTTAATGATTCACCTATTTGTTGACCTACATCATTTGTTTCACAAAGAATATCTGCCTTATTATAACCTACACACGCTTTTTGTATTAAGTGTGGAAATAGAATTGGTTTAACTTCATTACTTCTATATTTGGCAACAACTCTATAAGGCATTTGAGTTACATCAAACATTAAAAATGCTGAATAATCTCTACTTACACCTCTTGCTACGTCAACTGTACAAACATAATTTCTACCATTGACAACTTTTTCAAATACATCTAAACCACCACTTGAAGTTAATGGTGTCATATAAGGTGTTGCTTTAATTTTAACTGGTGAAATTAACGTATCTACTGACCCTAAAAATTCACACTCAAACTCTTGTTGGAATTGTTCTGCTGATGTATTACGTATTGTTGTTTCTTTCCACTTTTCATCTCTACCTGGAACTTCTGACCAATGTACTTCAATTGGTACATAATCATTTCTTCCATTTTCAGCGTCTGTCCATAATTTATAAAATTGATTCATTCCGTGAGGTGTTGATACGATAATAACTTTTGAAGTTTTACCAGATGTAATAGTAGGATAAACTGAACTAAAAAACATTTCTGCTATATTAGCAGGTACGAAAGCAAACTCATCAAGAAATATTATATTATATGTACCACCTCTTATTGCACTTGAAGATGTAGCGGCAGCTATAATAGTAGATTTATTTTCTAATTCTATATTACCTTTGTTCCAATTAATAACTCCTTGTTGCAACCATTTAGGTAAATTTTCATATGCCAATTGTAATCTTCCTAATATATCTCTAGCAGTAGAAGATTTATTAGCAAGAATTGCTATGTTTGAATTTGGATTAAATATTGCATAGTGTAAAAGATATGCAATTGTTGTAGTTGATTTACCTGATTGTCTAGGTAATTTGCAAATAGAAAATCTATTTTCATCTATTGTATGAACAATTTTCTTTTGAAAAGGATATAGTTTAAAAGGTATAAGTCCTTCATCAAGAGAAACGATTTTCATAAATTTCTCCATAAAATAGATTGGGTCTGCTTTACACTTTTGAAATTCTATAATCTCTTCTTTAGTAAATTCAACTGGTGTATTTACTTTTTTAAGATTAGGATTTCCTAAATATGCGTCTGTTATAGCCATAATACTATTTATAATTTATACCCAAACCAACCAGTTATGATATATTTTTCGTGTTCTTTTGATATTTGTCCGCAATGTGTATGTGTAAAATCAGTCGGCCAAATCAATGTTAGTCCTTTTTTAGCGGGTGTTGTTAACTCTTGATATTTAAAATGAGTACCACCTTCAGGAACATCATTTAAATAAGTCATCCAAACAAGACAACGGTTTTCGTGCCTAGAGTTTCTTTCATAATGTTTAGTAAAATAACCTCCACCTGGTGGATAGTATTGTATATTTGCACCTTCAACCATTCCATATGATTCAAATTCTTTAACTTCAGGATATTTCTCTTCATATAATTTAACACATTCTTTTAATTTATTTTTATATGACATAAACCTTGGTTCATCCCAGTTTGGATCTACCCCAATATCTATAGAATCTTTTACTTGTTTTGCAATTCGTGAAGTGAAACCTACAACGCCTGGTTTTTGAAATGATTTATTTTCTTTAAATAAATTTATAAGTTCATCACAAACAACAGGTGGTATATACCAACCTCCAATCATACTAGTTTTTGGTAAACTATGTTCTTTAAATTTTGGTGCTTCTTTGAATCTCATTAATTATCACTCCTTCTATATGTGTATAACCTAATTTAATAGCTGCCTGCACTCGTTGACTACCTTTCCATACACTATATTCTTTTTCTATATAGGGTATGCCCATTGGACCATATCTAGGTACTTCCGATACAATGTGTTCTTTTACTTCTATTGGATAATTTAATGATTCACCATCTAATAATTCTTTTAGTGGCGTCATTGACTTAATATACTTTAAGTCTTTTATTGCGATAGGTACTTTATTCTTTACTTTCTGATTTGCCGTCAATAGTTTCATTTTCATTTCTCTTTTCTTTTTTAGTTTCCATAGTTTGTTTATTCAACATCTTTTGTAATTCTGCTGTTGAACCTACAAATAAAGCATTTTTAATATTAGCATTTGTTCTATTAGGTAATTCTTTTAAATCTTTAAATTTCTTTTGTAAATCTTGTAGTTTATCAACTGTAGTACCAACTTGTCCTATCAATTGACCAACAACTTCATAAGCTCTAGGGTGTTGTCCTTCTTTTGCAATATCTAATATGCCTTGTATTGCTTCTTGTCCTTTTTCTATTATACTATAATAACTTTCTCTACTATAATCATAATCAGTATTAATATCCTTTTCAACTTTTAAAGGAACTTCTCCGTTCTTTCTAGGAACAGGAACTTGAAAACTTTTAGGTGGTTCAAGCTTGCTCTTATCTACAACTTTATTTTGTCCTTCTAATCCCAAAATTTCATTTACACTATCTTCCAATTTAGTCATTATTCATCTTCTCCTGTTACTGGATTATATTTCTTTGTATCATCATAGAAACTAATCTTTGTTGTAAATCCAAAATCATCATCTGCATTAGCACTTTCAGGATTTGGTAT